TTTGTTTGCTGATATCCGTAGTTGTTTGAATATTCTCTCATTCCACACTTTTGCCATCACACTATCGAATGGCACCATATTCTGTTGAAAGAATGTATGGAGCCCCATGACCCCAATACCAATAGCTCGTTCATTTAGAACTGCATTACGAGCCCGCTCAATAGTTGTACGATTAGAGAAGTCAGTAAGTACGTTATCGAGAAACTCACTAACATCCCGGACAACCTGATCAATCTCATCTTTATACTCGAACCACTTAGCAAGGTTGAGACTTCCCAAGCAACAAACAGCGGTACGGCTATCGTCAGTTGGGAGAGTAATTTCAGTACAAAGGTTTGACTGTCTGACACGAAGTCCTAATTCCTTTTGGCTATCAGGAAGTGCTGCATAGACGGTATCGATAAAATTAATATAGGGTTCTCCAGTCTCAATACGGAGTTCAAGAATACGTTGCCATATTTCTCTTGCATTAACAGTCTTAACCACTTCCCCAGTCTTGGGTGAGAATAGTGGCCAAGGTGCTCCCGTCTTGAGCGACCACATAAACGCATCGGAGATGTTAACACCATGATGTATGTTAAGGCTGCGACGGTTGATGTCACCAGTTGGTTTACGTATCTCAAGGAATTCCTCAATTTCTGGGTGCCACACATCTAGGTAGACGGCGGCTGATCCTCTCCGTAGTGAGCCTTGACTAATCGCCAGAGTGAGGCTGTCCATGACTTTGATGAATGGGATAATTCCAGAAGTACTCCCGCTACTCCCCACAGGCTCGCCGATAGAACGAACATCGCCCCAGTAAGTCCCCAGACCACCTCCGCCTTTAGCCAGTTCCACATTCTCATTCCAAATACCACGGATGCCCTCCATTGAGTCAGGCACAGCATTAAGAAAGCAACTGATAGGCAGGCCGCGATCCGTTCCCCCATTTGATAGAATAGGGGTGGAAGGCATGAACCAGAGGTTGGACATATAGTGAAAAAGTCTAGAACTGTGCCCGGTATTACTGCCATAAGCGTCAGTAACGCGGTGAAAAAGATCGGCAGGAGTTTTCTCATTTCGCCAGTAGTACCTATCTGCTAGAGTTGCAATACCGAAATCAGTCAGCAAAATCTAATTCCCATTCTCTTTGTTTTGTTAATTCATACTCCTCTAGTGAGGTATTCAGACAACTGTCACACCAATAGACATCACCAACTAAACTATCGGTCTCCTGTCCACAATCGGTACAAGGTTCAGTCCACATTAAACATGTAACCTTTCATACTCATGTCTTTCCACACGTCGTCCCAAGAACCCCGAGTTGCGGCCTTGGAATATTCAGTGGCCCGAGTCTCGAAAAAGTTGGCGTGTTCAGGGCCGGACAGGAGTGGGGTGAGCCATGGAAGGGGATGCTTTCTGCCCACCTTAAATATGCTATGCAAACCAAGGCCCCTAAGACGATAATCCATGATATAACGTATATACGTTTTGATTTCGTCCACGGTAAGTCCTTCGATGGGTCCTCGCTCAAAAGCAAGGTCGATGAATTTATCCTCTTGTTGGATAACCAGTTCAGCAATGTCATAGATTTCCTTCTTCAGGCCTCGGGTCAGACACCCAGTCTCCTCGACAAACACCTTAAAGAGTTCTGTAATCCCATCGCAGTGAAGGGACTCATCACGAACTGACCAACTAACTATCTGTCCCATCCCTTTCATCTTATTGAAACGAGGGAAGTTCATAAGAATAGCAAAGGAAGCAAATAGCTGGACTCCCTCTACGAAGCCTCCAAACATAGCTAGTGTCTTCGCAATATCTTCCACAGATGACACATTGAATTGGGAATAAGTTTGATGTTTCGCCTTCAACTCGTCGTACTCTAGAAACTGGCTGTACGTCTTCTCCGGCATCCCCACAGTCTCGATCAGATTGCTGTACGCCGCTATGTGAATTGTTTCCATATTTGCAAAGCTCGCTAGCATCATCTTTACTTCGGTCGGCCATGTCAGTTGTCCTAGGCGGGTCATGTAGTTGTCTTGTACTTCGATGTCACTTTGCGTGAAGAAACGAAAGATGTGAGTTAATAGGGACCGCTCTTCTTCTGAGAGTTTAATCGCCCAGTCCTTCACATCTTCCGCGAGGGGAACTTCTTCAGGCAGCCAATGTATTCGTTGTTGGAGTTGCCACTTATCAAAAAATTGAGGGTAACGAAACGGCTTATAACCAACACTAGGAGTCAAAATCTGTGGGGTCATCGTACCTTACATCTTCATAGAAGACACCATCGTCCTCTAGTTGTTTCTTGCGTCGGCCAGAAGGTACCACCCGCTGGTATTTAAGATCGCGGGCGATGTGGTTGCGTCTACGTTGTCGCCTACGATCCTTGGCGTCGTACTTATTAATACCGGTCATCGGGTCTGTGTTCCCAATATCTACTGTACTTCTCAGCCAACTCTAGCATTTCTCTCGGATATCCGTTATTCAGAAGGAACTTCCTAAAGGTCACAGTCTCATCGAGTATTTTCGGGAACCCATACCGCCAACCTTCAGGTGGATCAACAACGATAGACATCTCCGTTTTCCTTAATTTTTGTGTCTTCATATGGTGCAATCACTCGACGATAAAGTTCCTGCTTAACACATTCGAGCATACCAATAGCTGCATTTAAGTCCTTATAGTTATTACCATATAGTTCATCTACTAAACTAGAGATGATGTAATTTAACTGACCATCACGTTTAGTATTATCGATAAGTGATAGAATATCTGCTATTGGGTCATCAAAATCTTCACGCTCAGCTTGAACAATATATGGCATGTTTTACGCGGCCAACTCAATCACTTCAAGATCAAGGAACTTAGCAGTCCACAGTTCCGCATTAGCACCCTTGGACTCTTGCCAACCGGGTAGAAGGGCGATCGCATCTGCCTCTTCAATAATATACGTTAAGTCGTCCATAATAGCAATCCGACGATCAAACACCCCCGCCCGCTCCGCTGCAAGAATGTCACCAGTTTCACTGCGTTGCCACGCTGAAGATTGCCCCGCTTCGATGTCGCGTTCAAGATCACGTTCAGCGGGATTAAAGACAGTGTGACCCTTTGAGCGGAGGTCCTTTGCAGCGGACATGAAAGCGGGGAAGTTGAAGTCCTTATAACCTCTCATCGGTCCAGCTAGATAGATATTCATTTCGTGTTCCTTATTCGAAGTTCGGCCCGTGCGAGGGCGTTCCAAGCGGTGTGGAGATCGTGATGAAGTCCAGACTCAGCATCCAGAATTTCTCCTTCTGCTTCCTGGGTAAGGTGTCGTACCAATCCATCAGAATACCTATTGTGTCCGTCTGGGACAAAGCACCAGCCATTCCAGGCGTACTTAGTAGCCCCGAATGCGCTAACGAGAGAAACTCCACGTATTGCTGCCGGGAAGTAAGAAAGGACTCCACGATAGATAGGAGCTTTTCCTGCATCGTCTTTTCTAGCCCCTGCAATACCTTCCGTCGCATCACCTGTTATCTCTCCTTTACTCATAGAATTTCTTCCAAGTCCAGTTCAAGACACTGATCAACAAACCTATCAAACACATCCTCAGTTGTAACATTAAGGAGCTCAATTAACTCTTCCGGGGTAAACCGATCAGCCAAGGTTGCCCTCAGCTGATCGACTTGAGATTGGTCAAGCAATTTTTACCCTTGTGCCTTCTTGCCACGATCCGCAGTCTTGACACTGAATTCGCTGGACCTTGTAGAACTTGGTTCGGCGATATCCCCGAGACTGTACGTGGTTCGACCCACAGGCCCCACAAGCGCCTCTATCGTCTCCGAGGTGCGGGTGATTGGGTATGAACGGCTTGATCCGATTATAGAGCGCGACGAGGACCTTAACATCTTGAATGCAATACCTTTTCATTCTAGAGCGAGCTTTTTCATCACCTTCAAGGACAGACCGCCAAAGACGGAAGCCTTCATGTTTCATCTTGCCACCCACCTTAAGGAGGGGGCCGATGTACGCTAGACGGTTCATAACGAACCCCAGTTTCTTTACTGTCTTAATCAGGTCGATGCTGGCGGGAGGGGCGGGAGGGTTGAGACCAGCAAGAATAATAGTACCACGCAATTTAGGAATGTCATATTTATCTCCATTGTAGGTTACAACCGCATCTGCCTCATTTAGAAGATCAAGAGCAGCCTGAGCCATTCCTTGTTGACCGTGTTCCCACTCAGAGAAGAACAGAAATTCCCTACTTCCATGCCAGTGAGCACAGAAACAAAGTAAGCCGCCTGGATCAATAAGCTGATCTGGACTTATGTTTTCATCGAACATGCGCCATACATACGCTTTTGCAGGCGCCCATTCTATATCACAATGAAGTATTTTTTTCGTCATACCAATCTAGAACCTTTCTCACTTGCTCACCTTTATGATACAGGTAAGGAAGTAGCCGCCTTGCGATTTCTATCGCAGCATCACCATAAGCTACAAAATTGTAGTATGGTTGCTTATTTGTTTGATACGGCCCATAGGGTCCACCTATTCGTCCTGAGTTAAACTGTTGGTGGAAAGCATCCAAAGGCTCTCTATGTACTTGAGCAACTTGAAGATGGGGATAAAGTTTACCACCTTTAGCTGTGTTAACTCTAAAATTCCCCTCACCTTCAAAGAAGCCAACGCACCACTCTATACTAGCTGTCATTACTCAACTACAGCGGCCTCGTAATCAGACACAACCTCATCCATAACTGGCTTTACGTCAGCCTCGATAGCCGCAACAGCCCGCTCAAAGCCTTCCCAGGCGTCCACACCCTCTTGCTTGAGGGCAGCTAGCAACTTAGCACCGAATTGGAGCATCTTGTACTCCGTAGTGGGGATAGTAGTTGTCGGCAGAACAGATGAGGCGATATTATTTGCTTCTGTCATTACTTCGTTGGACATGTCTTTATCCATTCCTCGGGGATTTCCCGCTCTGCCCACGGAAAGCCATTCTTACTGGCCCATTCTCCGTGGGTTTGTTTCGTTCCTGGTACCTTTTTATCACCCATCATGAACAAGAACCTTATATCAAGTTCGGGGTGCTGTTTCTTCACGGCCACCATCTTCCGTTTACTTTCCCGGTCGAGTAGGCCCTTGGCTTCGACTATTACGCCGTTTGGTAGAATGAAGTCTGGGTTGTACGTCCCGTCCAATGTGTACTTGACCTGGAGCGTCTCATACCCAAACTTCACACCACGATTTTTGAGGTTCGCGGCAATAGTCCTTTCGAACCCCGATTTGTAAGCCACTAGCCTACGTCGTCCTCGTCGATAACGTCCTCGTCGAATTCGAACGACTTAATGCGATCAATCGGAATCATGAACACCGGGGCTGTAATCTCTCCGGGGAACTCTCGCATAATCATCAAATACTGCGGGGTGAAGACCGGAAAGCCCTCAAGCTCCTTAAACTCGTTATCAATTGTCTCAAGCACGTAGGGATAACTCGGAAGACCATCCTTAGCGGGGGACTTCACAAGTTGGAACACATTATTGTCATCACTCATTCTGTTTATTCCTTTGTCGGAAAGCTGGTTTTCTCGAACACTTTCGGCTCTACGGCCACATTCGTTAGCCACACTGGGCCCGAACTGTAAATGAACTGACGAAGACCGACTCCGCCATTACTGTCTGCCCAGCAC